AGGTCATGCGACAACACCTCGGCCCGCCGCCCGGCATTGACGCCACTGGTCCAGTCGAGGGTGCCGAAGGTGAACCAGCCGGAGGTGAAACCACCGAGACCAGAGGCGGTGAAGGCACGGTCGCGCAAGAGGTCGAGGATTGCGCAGGTTCCCTTGAAGGCAGGAGCCTCGAGATTGACCCCGCAGCGCGCATCGCCAAGGGCGACATCGCAACTCGCCTGAAACGTCCGCCCAACCGTCTGGCCGAGGACATGCGCCAGTGATCGCACCTCGGCCACGAAGGCCAACCGCCCGCGCCGGATCTGGCCGATGGCGCCGCGCCGCATGAGCAGGCGCTGGGATGTCGCGGCCCAATTCACACGCCACACTTCGACGGCCGCATTGTCCCAGCGGCCGTCAAGGATATCGGTCTCGGTGATCCGGTCAGAGGACAGCACGCCTTGGGCATCCTGCGCATCCACGGACAGGTCGGAACCCGACCGCACCTCGGAGGCCGCAAAGCCGCTCTCCGGCTCGAAATCGGTACCGTCGAACATCAGGGTCCGGTCGTGATCGGTGAATCCGAGCGTCACCCCATCGGCCCGCACGATCCGCCAGCACCAGGCCAGCGTCGTCGTGCCCTCATCGAGATGGGCCTGAAGCGCGGGCGGGAAAGCCTTCACTTCCGCCCCCACCCACGCCACAGCGCGACCGAGGCCAGCGCCGAGGAAACCACGCCCCCGGCCGTGCCGGTCAGGGCGTAGAGGTTGAAGGGGCGCAGATCGAAGCTGCCGGTGACCAGATCAAAATCTGCCAGCCCGGCGATGGCCAGCCCGGAGGCAGCAAGACAGGCCAGATAGATCAGCCCGCGTGCAAGGTTCCAGTTCATGATGTTGCCTTTCCTTTGAGAAATTCCATCAGCCGCTGCCACCACGAGGGGGTTGGCGCAGTTTTGGTCGGCATCGGCGGCTGCTGGATCGCCGGGCGCAGCAATGCCAGCGCTTCGGTCTCGGTCAGTCGCCGTATCGGTCGCGAAAAATCCACCCGCCCGTTGCTGTCGACCGCCCAGACCGGAATGGTGCCGGTCGGATAGCGGCCGTCGCGGAACAGATCGCGTTCGGCCTCGCGGCGCGACCGAATCGCCGCCGGTCTGAGCCAGCCCATGAAACCCTGCGCGGTTGCGGCGCGGTTGCCCGCGTTCAGATGGCGGGTCAGCGAAGCCTTGGCGATGCCGCCTGTGTTGTAGTGGAAACTGACCAGCGCATCGAACTCGTGCGGTTCCAGCGGCACCTTCACCGCGCGCAGCACCTCGGCCTCGTAGGCCACGATGTCGCTGCGGAAGAGCCGGAACGCCTCGCGGATACCGGCGTCGAGATCGACGGGCATGCCGCGCGGCATCCGGGCTGGATCGGGCGGCCCCGCCGAGGCAGTATGGCCTATGCCGAAGGTCCAGACATTCTTCACATCGAGATAAGGTCCGGGCACGAGTCCTTCGTGCCGGACGAGGGCCAGCAGGCCCCGCTCGGTCATCTGCATGGGATCACCCGAAGAGAGAGGAAAGGATCAGGATCAGCGCGGCGACCAGAAGGCCGATGCGCAGGCGATGGCTGAAGGCCTGTGCCGGGTCGGCGGCATCGCAGCGGATGGCGCGCGCAAGGCGGAGAAGTTCATGCATCGGGGGTGCCCCCCTTGCCGCTGCGCAGCCGGGCTAGGACGACCTCGATGAAGGCGGGGCCGAAGACGCCGACGAGATAGGCGGCAGAGCCGGCCGCACCCCCGGCCGGGATCGCTTGCGATGGCAGGCTTAGCCAGGCGGTGATGACCGCCATGGACAGGCTGCCCATCCCCGCCGCGATCAGACCGCCGAGCAGGATGTGACGCAGGGCATCGCGCAGCCGCATCCGAGTGGTCAGGGCGTTGGTCGCCCCGCCAAGCGCGCCCCAGGCCGCCAGGATGACGGCGGTGGAGGTTGCCAGATCGCGCAATGCGGCGGCGATGAAGCCGGTTTCTTCGTTCATCGCCGGATCTCCAAGAGCGGGATGGATGTGATTGACCCGAGCCGCTCGAGGTCGAGGGTGACGTCGAGCATGTCAGTGTCGAAGCGGACCGGGACGTCGAATTCGAAACCGGCCGTGATTGCGACGCCTGCACCCGGGGCGGTGGTGAAAGTCACGCTGCCGGTGGTGGTGTTGACGCTCCAGCCGGTCATCTGCTCGACCCCGTTCAGGGCGATGCGGACAGTGCCGGCCACCGGCTTGGCGATGGCACGGGTCCAACTTTGCGCGCCGGAAGTGTAGCGTTTCAGCAGGGCGAAGGTGGTGACCGCACCATTGCCGGTGCCGATGGGCTGGTCAGTCGGGGCGACCGGCTGCGACGGCAGGCAGGATTTGTAATCTGCCCAATCCTTGTAGCGAAAGCCGTGCAGGCGACCATTCCGGGCTTCGAAGAAGGCCACGACCGCCGCAAGATCGTCAGCGCGGCGGATGCCATAGGCCACATCATAGCGGCGGCGGGAGTTGGCCCAGCTTGCGTTGCGCTCCTCGTCACCGCTGGCCAGTTCGACCACTTGCGTGCGTCGTTCCGGCCCCCCGCGCGCCCCGCGGCTGATGTTGTCGGGGAACCTGACTTCATGGAATGCCATCACATGCCCCTGCGACCCAGCGAAACGGCGCGGGCGATATCGCTCGCCACCTGCGTGCGCGATTGCCGGAAGCTTTCGGCATCGCGCGCCATGATGGTGACGTTGACCGCAGGCGCGCTGGATTGGCCGTAACCTGCTGCCTCGCGGCGGGAGAGCACACGCTCGCCCTTCTGAAGGATCGCAGGAACTTCGTCGGGCTTGATCCCGGCCCATCCGCCCGCATGCATGCGCGGGGCATTGGCAAAGGCCAGCGCGGGAACCATTCGGCCCGGGCCCGGCGATCCGACCATGCCACCGGTGTGCAGGATATTGGCGAATATCCCGCCCGCACCGCCGAGGGCCCCGGACAGCGCGTTGGCGATGGGCCCGAGGATGAACGTCCGCGCGGCCAGCTTGGCCAGATCGGCGATCATCGAGGTGACCAGATCGCGGAAGTCGAGCTCGCCGGTCTTGACGAACTCGCCCACCGCGTTCTCGGCCGAGGTGAAGGCCCCGACCAGCGCCTGGCCGATATCGCCGCCGATATCGCGCGCCTTGGTGGCATAGTCGGCGAGTGCCGCAGTCACAGCGCCCCAGCCAGTCGCCGCCTGGTCGGCCCCTTCGGCAGCATCCGCACCGGCGTCGCGCGCAGCCGCACCGGCGCTTCCGGCAGCAGCTGCGGTGTCGTCCAGTTCGGTGTTCAGGGCATCCGCCGAACTGGCGGCATCTGCCAGCGCCGTTTCGGCATCCGATCCGGTTCCGATCACCGCGTCTCGCAGCGCCTGCCAACTGGCCAGCGGACGCCCGGCAGCATCGGCCAACATTCCGGCGGCCTCGCGATAGCCATCGGCCCGGCCACGGGCATCTTCAGCCATCGTGCCAAGTCCGAGGTCGGGTGGCTCGAGGTAGGTCCGGGACAGCGCGGCCGAGAAGGCATCGGCGGCGGCCGCGCCAGCGGCAGTCGCCGCCCCCTCAAACGGGTTGCCGATCCGGCCCAATTCCACGGGATCGAGCGTGCCGATATGCACCCCACCTTCGCCGACGGCCCATTCGGGCAGCAGCGCCAGCGCGGCGTTCAGACCGTTGATGAAATTGTTGATGCGTGTCACGACACCATTCAGCATCGCCTCGACGCCGGAAATCAGCCCGTTCGCGGCCTGGAAGGCGAAGTCGCCGATGGCGCCGGGCAGACTGCCCCAGATCGCGACGGCAGCATCATAAGCGCCCTGGAAGATCGCTGCCGTCCGGTCGCCGAAACTTACGACGCCCGCGATGGTGCCGTCGAGCGCCGACAGCCCGGCCGCCTTCAGTCCCTCCCAGCCAGAGGACATGTTGGCGAATGCAGCGTCGAGCGAAATGCCGATGCGCGACCAGACTTCCTTGGCGAGATCGCCCAGCAGGCGAAAGGCTTCGCCCACGCCGCCGACACGGGTCACAAGTTGCGAAAACAGATAGACCAGTTCTCCGGCACCGACGATCAGGGCACCGATCCCTGTCCGGATCAGCGCCCCGCGCAGGAAGACCAGTGCCGTGGCAAGGCCACGCACTGACAGCGCGGCGACGGCCAGCCCGACCACCCAGCGACCGGCCATGAAGGCGGAGAAGGCCGCGGCATAGGTGGCGAGCCGTGCCAGATTGTCGAAAACCGCAGTGATTGCGCCGCCGATGGGCCCGGTGCCGCGCGCCATGTCGGCCAGAGCGTTCGCCACCGTTTCCAGCGCCGGGGCGAGAGCGGCGGTCAGGCGGTTGGTGAGGCCGAGCCAGATCAGGCTCAGCTTGGCGATGGCATCGCCGGTGCGTTCGATCTGCGCGGCATCTGCCGCGCTGACCGCCACCCCGAAATCCTGCACATCCTGTGCCGCCTCTCGCAAGGTCGCGGAGTCGATGCGCAGAAAGGCCAATGCCGCGCGGTCGCCAAACAGGTCGGATGCCACGGCGGCGCGTTCGGCCTCGGGCACGAACTGGTTCAGTGCCTCCTGGATGGCGACGATGCGCTGGTCGAGCGGCAGCGCCTGCAATTGGGCGGCGGTGAGGTTCAGCCGTTGCAAGGCACCAACGGCCGATCCCGATCCGGCCGCCGCCTCCGACAGCCTCGTGGTCAGCTTCTTGGTGGCCTGTTCGATCTCGCCCATCGAAACTCCGGCCAACTCGCCAGCCCATGTCAGCACCTGAAGGCTTTCGACAGTGGTCCTGAGCGAAGCGGCCATGTCGGCCTGCGCGCCAATCACGTCGAGGCCCGAACGGACCATCGCCACGCCTGCAGCCGCTGCGGCGGCCGTCACGGCGGCAAGCGCGATACCGGCCTTGCGGGCGAAACTGCCAAGCCGGGCATTTGCCAGTTCCATCTCGGAGGACAGACGGCCAAACCCGCGCGTGCCCGCCTCGCCGATCCCTTCCAACTCGGCCCGGACCTGACGGCCGCCTTCCGCGACAAGCCGGACACTGACCCGTTTTTCAGCCATGGCCATCTCCGATCTGTTCGTTGAGCTTGCGCACCATCACCGCCTCGATCTCGGGCAGAAGTTCGACAGCGATGAGGGTGTCGATCCCGAGGGCGTTGGCCATCGCTAGGGCCGCGCCCATATCCCAGCCCAAAACGGCGCCGGGGATCACGCGCAACTGGCCACCAAGACGGCCGACCAGATCCCATACCTGCCAGCCGTCTTCCGTTTGCGGCCGGTTCAGTCTTGCGGGGCAGTCGGGGCAGCGCCCCTCGCAGGCCGCGCAGTAGCGGTCGCCCCCGCCGAAGGACCATTCGGCAAGGGCGCGGAGACGTTTTTTTCCGCGTCCAGGATCAGACCTTTGGCAACATACTGGGTCTGGAACGCCTCAAAGACCGGCCAGATTTCCAGGAGGGCATCGATGCCCTCTGGCGAGACCGGGACAGCAACACCCGCGTCGTCACCTACCCCCTCCCAATCCAGCACCGCGCGCCGGGCCACTGCCTTGGCCATGGCCAGCGCCAGTTCTTCTTGGGTGGCGGTGTCCGGCAACGCTTCGATGGCCGCGTCGGCACGGGCCGAGACCATCAGCGCGGTTGTCAGCGGTGCTACCTGCAGGCGAAGGCCGGGGGCGAGGGTCAGCCACGACGGGGCTGCGGTCAGGTTCAGTCTGATCATGATCAATAGCTCACAACGGTGTTGACGAGGACGGCGGTGCACATGCGGGCGGGGCTGACGGCCTTGGCGGCCTGCCAGTCGAAGGTGGCCTGAATGCCTTGCGGGCCCGGGATTTCGATCCGGGGGCGCGGCAGGTAGACGGCGTGGGCGGTGAAAGTGAAGCTGGCGTTGGCCCCGAGGCTCCAGGCGAAGACCAACTCGCAGGGCGTGCCGTCGATAGCCTGCGTGATCATCGCTGTGTCGGCGAAGCGCACCTCGACCCGGCCTGTCAGCGCGGCCATCCCCGGGTCGGCCCCTTCGATGCGACCGTCCGAGCGGATGGTCTCGATCCGGTCCAGCCCGTTGGAATAGGTCACCTCGGCCGAAATGACATTGCCGAGCGGCGAGCCATTGCGGGTGATCGCTCCGTTGAAATGCCCGAACCGCTGCAGCGCGAGCGAGGTCGGCGTCCCTGCGGCCGTGGTGGCAGCGACGCTTTCGCCCTGCGCCACCAGTCGAGCGGTGGCGGTCAGTAGCCCCGACCGCGCCATTTGCCACGACAGCTGGTCGCAGACGCAGCCGGTGTACAGCGCATAGCGCGGCACTTCGGGCATCGCTGTTTCGATGGCCATGCTCGGCAGCGTCCAGTTGCCGGACTGGAAGGTGTGGGTCTTGGGCGTCGTGCCGGATGTGACCGGCGCGCCGAAGGCCGCCTTCAGCCACAGCCCGAGGTTCTCGACGTCGATCGGCACCACGACATCGCCATCGGCGGTGACCGCGTCCTTGATCGGGGCCAGCGGGTCGCGTCCCTGGCCCAGCAGTTCCGACGCGATCAGTGGCTGTTCGGAGCCGAGCGTGGTGCTGGCAAACGGCACCGTGCGGTAGCCCGAGGCGGGCGCGGTGCCATAGACGGATTCGAACGCAAGCGCCATCTGCGCCCGCGCCCCATGGGCTCGTGCCATCATGTTCTCCTATCGTGATTTGGGGTCAGGCCAGCGGATCGGCCGTGGAATAGTGCAGGATGACCGGGATCACCGCTGCCTTCAGGCCTGCGGCACCCTCGACCGGCAGATCGACCGGGCGCGGCGCTTCCGCCTCGACCCAATCGCAGAGGCCGCCAAGCGTCCGGTCGGCGGCAATCGCCGCGCCAATGCCGGCGCAGAGGGTGTCGAAGGCGGCATCACGGATGGCACCCTGCACGACCGCCTCGATCTCGGCCCTGTGCTGGTAGTGGTAGCGCAAAGGCGACAGCGTGACCTCAGGCTCCCCCGGTTCGCCGTCGTGCAGGATCAGAAGCCCCGCAGCGGGCACGCGTTCGGGCAGCACGTCACCGCGCAGGACGGTGGCGGGCAAGGCCGAAAGCCGCGCATGCAGCGCGGCGAGGATGATTTCGCGAGGGGTGGGCATCTTCAGCCTCCTCCTTGTGGATATGGCGCAGAGGGTTCGTTCAGATTACTTTGCAGATGCGGACTTAGCGGGAGGCGGAATCACGTGCGAAAAATCAGTCCTGATGGAGTTTGGAACGATTTTGCAGCCCAGCTTGACGAGCAGTTCGCTTACTATCAGCGTTCATGGACCACACTGACAGATGCCGAAGACAGGAAGATTGCCACCGAAAACTACGTCCTGACCATCGGGGTGATGTTTGAGGGATATGTGAATGACCTCATTTTCGCTTACGCCAACAGGGATTGCTCGAAGGTTATGCAGCACCTCGAGAATAGCCTCCGCGCGTGTTTGCAAGCGGCACCAAAGGCAGAAGCTGCATTCAATAAGTTTGGTGATTTCAAGCATAGAGACCACCTCACAAAATCCGAACTAAGGGCAATTCTTGATCCTGACGGTCGAAATACCTCTTTCCCAGATTTTGTCGCAATCGAAGATCGAGCGCAGCAATGGCTTGCGGTGGCACATGCGCAACGGTTCACAAACCTAAACGCCCAGCAGCGGGCGGTCATAAATGCTGCAATAGCTTCAAGGAACAATCTCGCACATCGAAGCAAATCGTCTCTCGACAGACTAAACGCAGCGTTCGACGCTGGCGCACTATTTCCAACTGGGCTCAAGCGGAACGTCAACCTCATCCAACAAGCCGGACACTATCTTAAAACTCGTCCGAACAACGGGGATTCGAGGGCGACTATTCTTGGCCGCCTTCTAAGAAACGCTTCCGAAGCCTTGGTTCATTGATCAGTGACAGTCGAGGGATGAGGTAAATTCCAACTACCCACCCTCCACCCAATTGGCCAAGATCAGCCCCGGCACCGCGTCATGGGCCCGCTCCGCATCCCGCGCTAGGTCCAGCCGCTTGAGCAGCTTGACCTGTGATACCAGCAGGAAGATCGGTGCCGTGACGACACCCCTGCCGGTTTTCGACTTTGATGCCACGGCCCGTCCCTTGGTGTTTAGCCGTCCCTCGGCCACCAGCAGGCTTGGACCCCGGCGGCGGTAGATGAACCGCAAGCGCAAACCTGTGCGGCGTTCCCATTCGCCGGGGGTGATCCGACCGCCGCGCGTGGATTTGCCCGCCGCTTGCGTGGGGATCGCCAGCCAGAAGCCGTCCTTCGAGCGGATCAGCGGGCCGGTGTCATGCGCGCCGATGATCACCGGCGCGTTCGACCAGACCAGTGCCGCCGCATTCAGGCTTTCGCCGGACTTTGGAAAGCTGGCGGAGCGGATTGAGTTTGCCAGGCGAGTGCCCAGCCCCGCGCTGGTGATCTGGGTGCGCCAGGCGGATTTCAGGCCGGTGCCAGCCTCGCGCATGGCAGCGGTGACGGCGCGTTCCCCGGCCGCGACCTCTGCCGCCATCAGTGCGACGATGTCGGGATCGATGGCTAGCTTCAGTTTCACGCTGGCCTCAGATCGACAGTCCAGACCAGCCGCTCGCGATCGCGGACGGGCTCGCCTTGGATGAGGAAAGCGTCCGCGTCGATTTCCAGCCTGTCACCGGGGCGCGGGTTTGGCACCTCGGCCACGCGCAGGTCGACGCGGGTGGTTTCGGACCAGAGCCGGGCGTCGCCGAAGTCGGTGACGGCATCGGCGCGCCGAGCGACGACGCGCACCAAAACTGGTGCGCCGCCATCGGCGATGTAGACCGCGTCCCGCCCCATGTTCGGATCGGCGAAGAGCGCGCCGACGGCGGCGGCGAAGGCGCTCATCAGAACGCGCCGTTCAGTCGCACCCGGCCGATCAGGTCGGTGGCCCCGCCTGCGACGGCCTCAGTCGCCACACCGATCAGCGTGTTCGCGGTCAGGGTCTTGGTCGTCTGCCTGGCGGTGTTGTCCCAATAGATCCTGTCGCCTGGGGCCCAAGCCTGCGAGGCGACCTTCTTCAGATCATAGACGCCGACGAGCGCGGTTTCGACCGCTTCGCTGAGGGCGGCGGTACCAGCGGCGACGCCGAAGACTGAGCCCACGAGAAGGCCATCGCCGGAAGTGACGGCATAGGGCGCAGTCAGGGTGATGGTCTTGCCGGGCTGGACGTAGTTTTTCATCGGGGTGATCCTTTTGGTAAGACGAAGGGCGGCCCGTCAGGACCGCCCGCGTGTCGGGTTTCAACATTTGGCGCAGGTTATGCGCCGGGATTTCTGTAGAGACCGCGCCAGTCGATGGCCTTGGCTCCGAAGTCGAGGCGACACTTGATCTCCACCCCGTCGACGTCGAAGCCGTTGCGGGTCTCGATATAGGCACCCTGCTGACCCTCCAGATAGGCATATTCGATGGTGTCGATCTGGTTGGGGGAAGCCGCCAGATACCAGGCGGTGGCGCTGGCAGCATCGAGCCGGGGCTCGCTGATCGGGCTGAGCGTCCGGATCGACTGCGGCACGACGGTGGCGGGCGTGGCGGGCACGAGGTTCTGCGCCACCAGCTGCTCGGCTTTCAGTTCGAGGGCGGCGGGCACGATCAGGAAGGCGGGGCGGATGTTCAGCACGGTCTTCTTGTCGAAGCCGGTCTGCAGCGCCATCGCCGCCCGGGCTGCCCCCACCGCATCGACGGCCAGCGCCGTGCCGGTCGCGGCCAGGTTCTTGTGGGTGGTATGGAACAGCGCGTTGCCGTCGGCCATCGCCGGGTTGGCGGTGATGATGCCCCAGACGACGTCCGACTCCAGTTGGGCGATGGAGTTGCCGTACATCGCCGGGATCCGGGTGAAGGCATCCAGATCGTCGTTGATCAGCGTCTGGCGTGTGATCGCCACCACCCGGCCATAGGTCTTGACCTTGTAGCTCTCCTTGCTTTCGCCGAGCGTCCCGCGCTTGAACTCGCCGCTTTCGCCGACCTCCAGGAGCTGGGGCGCTTCGCCGAGTTGCACCCGGTTCATCGCCTTGAAGTCGGTGGCGAGCACCTGGCGGCAGAACAGCATGAAGGTGCGGGGATAGGTCTCATAGGCCTGTCGCAGGGTCTTGTTGGTGACGGCTGACAGGATTTCGGGGAAATCGGAAGTCGAATGCAGCGAACGCGTCGCCACCTCGTCGCGCGACAGGCCGCGCGTGTTGACCCCGGCATTGGTCAGGCTTTCGCGGGCCAGTTCCAGAAGCGACATGCCGCGGTACTGGCGGGCAGAGTCGTCCAGCTGGAACAGCGTCGGGCTGTAGCGATGCAGCAGCGCATTGGCCACGGCGTCGCGGCGGGTCACGCGTTCATCCCGGCCGCCGAGCGGGATCGAGACATGCGGAAAGGTGCGAGTCTCGTCCGACCTGGCGGCAACCTGATCGAGGATCAGGCGGCGGGATTCATCGACGGTGACACCGCGTTTCACCAGATCCTCGGCAAAGCCGCGCTCGAGGTTCAGGCGACCCGCCAGATCGTAGATGGTGGAGACGCGGTCGCGCTCACCCTCGCGCGCCTTGGAGGCGATGGCTTCGGTGTCGGGCGGGGTCGTCGGCGCGGCCTGCGGCAGCGCGCGCGTCTCGACGGCGCGCGCCTGCGGTTCGGCAGCGGGATTGGTGGGGGTGGACATCTGGGTCTCCTCGGTCGCATGGGGTTCGGCGGCCGCTGCGGCCGGGGTCTGGGTCGGGTCGGTCATCGGGGATGCTCCTTGTCGGGTTTGGGAAGCGTCCCGGCGATGAAGGACGCAGTCGTGAAGGGATTGCTGGGTGCGGAAGCCTGCCGCGGGATCGGCCCCGACCGGCACGGCGGAGACCTCGAAGGGCGTCCAGTCGACCGCGCGCCACAACTCGCGGCCGCCATCGGGCTTGGAGACCTCAAAGCGGTGGACCTGGTAGCCGATGGACACCGCCCGGATGTGTCCGGCCTGAATGTCGCGCCAGATCGGTTCGACATCGTCGCGTTCCGAGATGCGGACCAGTGCGATTCCACGGCCGTTCTCGAGGTGGGCAGAGCCGGGCACGACGGAGCCGATGACGGCGTCCAGCGCCCCCAATTCGTGCACCTTCAGGAAAGGCGCGCCCGCGTTCAGCCGTTCCAGCCGGACATGGGAGGGATCGAGGCTCAGTTCCTCATCGTAAGGTTCTCCGAAGAAGCTGGCGCGGCGGACGCGGGCCCCGGCCGACCAGACCACCTCGACGGTGCGGGCCTGCGCATCGGCCGTGTTCGGCGCAAGCTCCGCCGTCCGGCGCATGGCCGGCAGTTCGATCATCGTGTCCATGGGGTCAGTCCTGCTGGGCGGCGTCGGGTTGCGCCGCATCGTTTTCGGGGTCGGCGGCCGGATCGCTGGCGGGGTCGCTGGTCTGGGCGCTACCGGTTTTCGTGACGCGGCGCGGGTCGCTGTCGAGGACAAGGCCGAGGGCGTCGAGCTTGGCATTGGTGGCGGCGATTTCGGCCAGCACCGCGTCGGGGTTGCGGCCTTGTCGGGCGATCACTTCTGCCAGCGTCATGGTTCCGGACCGGATCGACAACAGGTTCGCCATCGCGTCCTTCTGCGGATCGACCGCTTCGAACTTCGGCGGCGACCATTCGACCGGCACGTCCGGTGTCGGGATCTGGCCCGCTGCCCATGCCGCTTCGGTGAACCAGCGCCACACCGGCGCGCAGAACATCGGGATGAACAACTGCCATTGCACCGCATCGATCTGGCGGCGGAACTCGACCAGCCCCGCCCGGATCGAGGAATAATTGACCTGGCTGAGATCGCCGGTCAGCAACTCATAGGGCACCCGGAACCCGGCCGAGATCGTGTGCAGGCTGGCCCGCTTGTATTCGCCATAGCCGCCGGTGGCCGAGGGCTGGTTGAAGCGGATGTCCTTGCCGCCTCGGGCATAGGCGATGAGGCCCGGCTCGAACTGCTCTACCCGGTTACCATCAGCATCGACCACAGTGGGTGCGATGCCCTGTTGGGATTCATCATCGCCGAAGACGATGGCGGTGACGCAGGCCTCGGTCTTCTTGCGAACCAGTTCCGCCACCTCGTAGTCGTCGAGATCGCGCAAGGACCGGATCACCGGCGCGCCCCAGGGCACGCCACGCGCCTGCGTGCGCTGCTTTTCATAGACATGGGCTATCTCGGTTGCGGGAACCGGGCGACTGTCGAGCCCACCGCGCAAGGCACCATGGGCATCGCCGGGGTGTTGCGGGTGCAGCCAATAGGCGCGGCGTTTGCCCACCGGGTCGAACTCGATGCCCTGTACGATGCGGCCCGCTCCGACGTTGCTGGACTTGGTCGCGTCGAGGAAGTCGGCCTCCAGCACCTGCAATTGCAGCGGCACCGGCAAACCATCCGACGAGCGCCGCAGCCTGCGCCGCACCAGCACCTCGCCCGCCTCGACCATCTCGCGGCAGATCAGCGTCTGCAGCCCGTAGAAATCCAGCTGGCCATCGGCGTCGCAATCCGACGTCCAGCGGGTAAACAGGGCATCGACCTTGCGGTCCAGCTTGTCGTCGCCACTGGCGGCACGGGGCATGATGCCCGAACCGACGATGTTGTTGACCAGCACCGCCACGGCCTTCGCCGCATGCGGGTTGTTGCGCACCAGATCGCGCATCCGGTCACGGAGCAGCGCCCCGGCCACGCCGATCTCGGTGTCGGCCGAGGATCCCGGCGCGCGCCAGCCGTCTGTGCGCCGCCCCTTGGACGCGCCGTCATAGCCGCGCGTCAGGGTTTCAAACGCCTGCCGCGCCAGCACGCGCCGGGCCGCCATGCGCGGGGCGACCGAGGCGATGGCATGGTCCATCCAGTTCGCGGGCATCAGCGATCCCCACGGCTGAAGCCCGCCAACCCGGCAATCGGCAGGGGCCGCGCAGTGCCCGCGATGGCGCGTTCGATGGTCCGGATGCGGCCCAGCAGATCCTCGGCCGAGCCGTAATCCACCGACTTGCCGTCATAGCTGACCCGGGTCGTGCCGCTGGCATAGGCCCGGCGCAATGCGGCCAGCTCCGTTTCTGTCCAGTCGGTCATCAAAACCATCCTCCGCGTCGACCAAGCCAATCCGACTGTCGTTTTCCCTGGGGTGCGGCTTGCGGTCGGTTCACCCGTCCTGCGCCATCGATTTCCGTTGGCGCCGCCCCGAGTTGATCCTCGAGATCGCGCCATTTCTCGTCGGTCCAGCGATCCGCGCCCGCGATCCAGGCGGCGGCGCGGGCATAGACCCGGCAATCCAGCGCCTCGTTTCGCTCGCGCAGCTTCTGCCATTCAAGCCGGGCAAAGCCCCGCTTGGTACGGACCGTCACCAGTTGCTCGGCCACGAACTGCTTCAGCCATTCGTTCTCGACCCAATGCGGCAGATGCACCGAGCCGGGCGGGAACGCCGCCCCCTCGGTCATGTCTTCGTCGGTCGGACGTTCCAGTCGCAGGAAGCGATAGGTCTCGGCCTTGAATGTCGAGACCGCCACGGTCCAAAGCCGCGCGCCCCGTCGCAGCCGTTTCCCGCCCTCGGTCGCGTCGACGAAGGTCGGACCAGAGACGGGGCTCGAGCGGTTGAACCCCTCGACGCCCTTGACCGGCGACACCTGTCCAAACCCTTGCGCCCGCGACCAGGAATAGACCGCCGGGGCCTCGTAGCCGGTGTCGATGGCGAGCCGCGCGATGCGCAGATGCGCGCCGCGTTCATGCGGCCAGGACCGGTCGAGCAGTGCGGTCAGTTCCGACCAAGCGTCGTGCCGATCAGGGCCCCCCTCGATCACGATGTGATCGACCAGCCAGCTTTCGAGGCCCCGACCCCAGGCCCAGACGTCGACCTCGATCCGGTCCTTTTGCACATCGGCCCCGGCGGTCAGGAACAGCCCGCCCGCAGGCACGGTGCCGGATTTCCAGCGCTCGCGCCGGTCGTAGAGCCGCTGCCAGTCTGGCGCTTCCCCGGTTTCGACCCAAGTTTCGCCAAGGATGGTATTGCGGAACGCCTTGATCGCCTCGTCCGACCCTTGGGCCGCTTCCCATGACCGCACGATCCGCTCCCAACTCAGCCAGCCGATCGGCGAGTAAAGCGCCGAGAGGTGATAACCGACCGTGGTCGGGTCGGCGGCGACTGCGGTCGCCCGCCATTCGCCGCCCTCCAGCATCGCTGTCTTGTGATGTTCGCCGATGGGCGCATCACACCCTTCGCAGTGATATTCCGCTGTTTCCGGCCGCCCCTTTTGCCAGCGCAGCCGGTCGAACTTCAGCCACTGCATCGCCCCGCAATGCGGGCACGGCACGAAGAACCGGCGCTGATCGGACGCCTCATATTCCCGTTCGATCCGGCTCAGCCCCCGGATGGTGGGCGTCGAAACCAGAAATACCTTGCGCCGGTGGGCAAATGTCAGCGACCGCGCCTCGGCCAGCGTCACCGGATCGCCTTCCTCGTCGGCCGAGGCCGGATAGGCATCGACCTCGTCGAGGAAGATGTAGCGCGCCGGGGTCGAGCGCAGCCCGACCGCCGAATTCGCCCCGGTCATGATCAGGATGCCGCCCGCGAATTCCTTGGACAGCATCGTGTTGCCCGCGTCACGGGATCGCGCCGGTTTGACCCGTTCCCGCAGGTCGGGGCTCTCGTCGATCAGCGGGTCGATCCGCTGGCGCGAGTTTCGCTTCGCCAGTTCCACCGTCGGCTGGACCGCCAGCATCGGGCCCGGCGCCTGGTGGATGGCAAAGCCGATCCAGTTGTTGCCTGCCTCTGTCGCGCCGACCTGTGCGGCCTTCATGAAGACGATGCGCTGCATCACATCACCTGGCGACAGCCGGTCCATGATCTCGCGCATGTACGGCGTGCGGGCCGTGCGATAGCGCCCCGGTTCCGCCGATGCGCGGCCCGACAGCATCCGGTGCTTGTCTGCCCATTGCGACAGGGTCAGGTCGGGGTCCGGCGTCAGCCCCGCGCCCCAGGTGCGCAGGATTTCTGCTGCGCCGTCGAAATCCGTCAGATCACCGTCATCGGAAGTCGGGCCGGACCTCGGCAAGTTCGTCGAGGTGGGCGCGTACATGTTTTTCCAAGGCCTTCTGCATTGCGGCCGGTTCCACGCCCAGTTCCGCCGCCATCAATGCCGACGACCGCGCAGGCCAGTTCACCCAAGCGTCCCGCACCTCCCGCGCCAGCCGGAACACCAGCGACAGCGCCCGGGCCCGCTCGATCAACTCCCCCTTCAGCTTTTGCAGCCGGATTCGCCGCTCCTGCGCCTTCAGCACCTCGTTGGCGGTCTTGGCCTGCAGGTAGGTCGTGCCGCCACCGACCGCTGGCACCGCCATACCTTGTTCACGCAGCGTGTCGCCGACCGCAGCGACGGCGGCCTCGGGGACCGGCTTCATCTTCGGTTCGGGCGGCTTCCGGGTCTTCGACGGATCGGTGGTTTCTGCCCGGCGCACATCACTAGCCCCGGCATCAATGCTGCCATCGACGAACAGCACCAACCGTTCGGCCGTCTTCGCTTTCTGGATCGCGCCCCGCGACAGCCCGACATGCGCAGCGTACTGGCGCTCACTCATGCCCTGCATCGGCGGCTCCGATTATCTATCAAAAACATACGCTTATCGAGTTGATAAGCGTGCCGGACAGAGCGAACGTGTCTCCACAAGAACGATGCAACTCACCACGGAGCCACCAAGATGACCCGCCACACGACCGACAACACGAAAGCCCTCGATGCCTTCCTCGCCGCCAAGTTCGAGATCGACACGATGCTGGCCGGCCTCGCCGCCCTCAGCGCCGACCACTTCGAGACCAGCCCTGACGAAATCCATTGGGGGCACGTTGGCACCCTGAACCACTACCGCGCCAAGCTGCGCGAGATCACCGACAGCGCCTTCAAGGAAGGCGAACACGCCGAGTGAGACGACCCACTCCCGGTCCCGCCCGCCGACTGGCGGGCTCGACCTCGTAGAAGGGCCTGCATCCCGCGCGCCTGACACGGAGACGACGATGACCCAGCTTTCCGACACCCAAGCCATGATCCTGAGCGCCGCCGCCCAGCGGCCCGAGCGCATCGCCCTGCCGCTGCCCGAGAGCCTGCGCGGCGGTGCCGCCGCCAAGGTGGTTGGCGCGATGATCGCCAAGGGCCTGCTGCAAGAGGTCGATGCCGACCTGCGCAAGGGCGAACCCATGTGGCGCGAAACCGGCGACGGCCACGGCACCACGCTGGTCGCCACCGACGCAGGCCTCGTCGCCATCGGCATCGAGCCCGAAGAGCCGCACACCGCGCCCGTGGGCACGACGGACGCGCCGCCGGAAGGGCCCGCGCCCGAGACCCCCGCCGAACCCGACGCCGCGCCTAAGGCGCGCACGCTGCGCGAGGGCACCAAACAGGCCACGCTGATCGCCATGCTGCGCGCACCGGACGGCGCGACCATCGAGGAGATCACCGCCGCCACGGGCTGGCAGTCGCACACGGTGCGCGGCGCGATGGCCGGTGCTCTGAAGAAGAAGCTCGGGCTCGAGGTGACCTCGGAGAAGGTCGAGGGGCGCGGGCGGGTGTATAGACTGGCCAACTAATCGCCTTTATTCGCAGCACCTTTTGGCTATGCTGCTTTGCGGAGGACCACATGGATTACCGGAACCCGCAAAGCAGCACGATCATCTTCGGTTTCGACTCAGCGTGGACAGATGCCGCAAAAGCGCCGGGAGCAATCTGTGCCATCGCGTTTGATGAACGTGGCCAAGTCGAGTTTCATGAACCTCGTCTCGTCTCATTTGCAGATGCGCGTGCCTTCATCGGATCGCTCCGTCAAGATTTTTCTGTGAGCCTCGTCGCACTTGATCAACCAACGGTCGTGCCCAATTCCGCAGGAAGTCGTCCGGTTGACAAGGTTGCCGGGTCGTTGGTTTCATTTGTCGGCGGAGGCGTTCAGCCTGCCAACCGTAGCAAGATCGGCATGTTCTGTGACGACTCGCCCGTTTGGTCTTTCCTTTCGGATCTCAATGCGACGCAAGATCCTATCGAGGCGCGCACGGCACCTGCCGGACATTTTCTGATCGAAGTGTTTCCGGCGCTTGCTCTCCCCGCGTTCGAGGATGCCTTTTCTCAGCGTTTACGCGCGCCAAAGTACAACCCGCAAAACCGGAGGAAATTCCGTCTGGAAGACTGGCGGTCCGTGACGCGCGTAGTCCAAACTACCGCACAGGGTTTCGACGTGAGTGGCCTCGCCGACTGGTCGGACCGTATGCACGCGCTCTCTCAGCCTCGGAAGGCCGATCAGGACAAGCTGGACGCAGCCCTCTGCGCTCTGATCGGTCTGGCGTGGCGGGCCGGGCCAGTCTCCTGTTCAGCTATGCTCGGTGACTTGACCAATGGCTACATGGTTACGCCGATGTCTGAATTCACACGGCCCAGACTGGAGCAAGCAGCAAATCAGCGTGGTGTGCCAATCGCCTAAGACCGCAACCTCCAGCCTCTAACCCGGATTGCCTCGAACAGCCGCCGCAGTACATAGGACCGCGCGATACTGACCACGGTGAACACCGCGCCCATCTTCAGGTTCTGGGCCAGCGTCGTGTGCAGCCCGAAGATCGGGAAGATCAGGATCTGCGTGACGACGGCGACGCCGTAGCCCACGATCACGTTGGCCACGGCTTCGACCAACGACATCAGGCGGGACTGCTTCATGTCGCCACCTCATACATCGGCCAGCAGTTCAGCCGCCAGAGTTCGTAGCGCATGCGCTGCGACCAGCGGGACCACTCCGTTGCCACAGAGGCGAAGCCGGTCCACCCGGTGGGCCAGCCCATCAGCGCCTCGACGAACAGCGGGTTCAAGGTCCGGCGCACATCGCAGGTATCGCTCCCAGCCATCGGCGTCACCAGGACCTG